ACCATTTAAAGAGCCTATAACAACATCTTGTGAAGTTGTATAAGTTAAACTCTGGTTTATCTCATTAAACTCCGACTCAATTCTATCTTCCAGATCATTCATGTTTGCAGCATTAAAAGCATCACCCTCCTGCGAGATTGTGCCCTCATCCCTTGCAACTGTCACAAGATTTGTGCTGCCATCTTCATTCGTAAGCAGTCGGCGGTTGATGTACTCTGCAATTCTGTTTTTCCATGTTTTCTTTACAAATGCCATAATATGTCCTCTCTTCCTATAATAATAGTCCGGTATCATCTCCGGCATATATCTCTGATCCACAGTAATAATTAAAGTTGTTAAGTAAAATGCCATACACATCATCCAATATTTTCTCAATATCATTCATCTTCTGGTATGTATTGACTGGCATACTCGGTGTCTGCGGCGTGTCTCCATGAATCATGTACGCATTTCTGATAACCTCTGTGTTATTTATGACTGATATTAAAAATGTCTCATTCGGATGTTCTGGAACGTCTGCAACCGTAAGATTAAGTCCCAGAACATCTGATAATAACTTTGTGTTATTCTGGATTCTCTGCATATCTGATCGATTCAGCGCGCCTTTCATCCCGGCAAGCCATTCTGTTTTTTCGTCTACATTGAAATTATCCCATCCTTTCTGCAACAACTCAAACACACGATCTACATCACTCTGTGACCGGTCCGTCACTGTCTGCATCCACACCAGCATAAGCAACCACCTCACTTTTCAGACGCTCATTTTCTTCTTTTAAAGCTTTGTTTTCCTTTGTGAGCTTCAGATTTTCTTTTCTAAGCTCGTCATAATAAGGATTAATTGGATTGTAATTCATCAGATCAGCACATCTCCTCCCGTATATAATTCAGTTCCTGCAAACACATCCTCGGTAACGACAATTGAGTATCCCATGCATGTTGCAGTTGCGATAAATCCACCTGTCAAATCAAGCGTCTGGCTCTCAATCAATGTTGTCGATGTCTTTCCACCAATCGAATTTATATTTGCCCAATTTCCTACCTGCTCTAAGTCAACCAGGTACTTCATTTCAACCTTTTTTCTCAAGGAATGATAACCTAAAAGATAATCGGCGATATCGGGTAATATATCAGCATTATAAATGGTACATCCACTGTATTTCTTTATATTTTCTGTTTCCCCAGCTTCGATTTTATCTACACTCTTTTCGTAGGAAAAAGTCGTGTTTGCATATTTAATACCTGTAATCTGGCACTGTCCGGCAGCCGTCATATTAATGATGAGATAATTTGTTTTTACTTCTTTCAGCGTTCCGGCACTTGCCGTGATGGACGATGGAAGATATGGGCTCGAAAAAGTGATTTTTGTATCTCCGGTCGGCAATGTTTTCTTATAAATGTCTGAGGTTTTTTCTTCCAATGCATAGTTTTTCATCTCAATATTCACACCAGAGATATATTTTTCAAGAGATACTTTCGTATTTCCATTAAATTTGCGATCCGTCCCGACAGTGGATTTCACATATCTGTCTGGCTTATAAACCTTGATTTTATCGCTCCGGCTGTCATCCGCAACCGCACCACACGCAAAGCATACCTGTTGCAATGCCTTGCGGCACGTCTGGATGGCTAAATAGCCACTTAAAAGTATGTTGCCGACTTCTTCATCAATCGTATATTTTTTGATACCGGCAGTGGCAAATATCGCATTCAGTATCACTTCTGCGCGGACATTGTTATATATCTGTCCTTCATAAAATGTATACTTATCTAATAAACCAACTACATCAACCAGCTTAAATTTTGCAATATTCTTTGAAAAAGAAAAGTCGTTGATGAAGAATGCTCCCATAGGAATCATGTTTCCGTTCTTAAACTCTGACAATGTGACTTCCTGCGTTTTCTGTACACTCTTCCATGCTCCATTTTCGTTTTCTGCGTCAAAATCATCATTAATATCAACAATTGAAATATCCGCTTCGTTGATAGACAAGGATGCAGAGGTCACATCAATGTCCTCCTGCACCTTGGCTGTCTGGATCATATCCTTATCCCATACGATATATTTTCCATATAAAATATACTGAAGCTTAATATATCTCTGTGGAAAGCTTGTTCTTACAAATTCAATCTCAATTTTTCCATAATTCTGCACCTGTGTATTGCAAACATAAATAAGGCTGTCCGGGTAAAATGTCTCTGTGATTAATTTTGTACCGGCGATTGTATACCATGTGATTTTCAGCTCTGCTGGTGGCTCATCTTCAAAATAAAGTGTGATCGCTGCGGATGTATGCTGCTCCTTAAATGTGATCGTGATTTTGGGATTCGTTTCAAACGTGCAGCCATCCTTTGATAATGCCTCGCTCCAGAATGCAATATCGTTTGGATTTTCCGGCAGCACACTTTTACTTCCATCAAGTATAAATTGGTTCAGTTCGAAAGTTCCATAATCGGACTGCTTCGTCTGATCTGCAAATAGTCCAACAGAACCTATGCTCTGGTTATCATCTGTCGTAACTGCAGCATCTGCAAGTGCGGTAACATCTATAAATTTCATTTCTGCCCTGCAATATGTTCTCATAAATGCCCCCTTACGGTGTCCTTGATGGTTTCTTGCTCGTCATTTTCCAAGACAAGCCTTTATACTGTGCCCCGTTGTCCAATACCTTTTCCACTTCGTCTTTAATAGAGGAAAAATACCCATAAAAATCAAACTGCTTACTAGCATCCGGAAGTGATACATGATGGAATCGGTTCTCGCAATCCGTGATATGATCTATCAGTTTGTCATACATTTCTACATCATCGATTGTTCCGATGGAAATTGTATAATTCTTATAAAGTCCGATACTCTCGATCTTAATATCGCCGTCCTCTGTCCTCTCTGCATACTTTTCCAGAAAGTCCAGTGTCCTCTGGATAGACACCATCGGGATATTATATGTAATTCCATCAATGATAAGTCCTTGTGTATACTTATGTACCATCTTATCCCTCCGCTATCCCAAGTCTTATTTCTTCGTCCTGTAAATACGGCAGATTGATTCTTGCGAACTCTTTACCATCCACCTCCAGTACTACTGTCTTTGCACCGCTGTAGTCCGGCATTTTGCTTGCAAGCTTTGATGCAAGGTCATCCATCCAGCCGGTATTATTTTCAAGCGGCAAGACAGCTTCTCTTCCAGCTTCTCCGATTTTTGCGATTGTTGCTCCGGTTGTTATTCCTCCGTTAGCTAAATAAGGTATGTTAACAGGTTGGATTTTTTGTAAATTAAATCCTCCGAATTGTTTTCCACCCAATCCAGGTACCCAATCAGGAACAGTGAAACTAATTGTATTAATTGCAGAAATACATGCGTTTATAACTCCACAAATTGCATTGTATGCAGTATTTAATGCTCCTATAACAAAATTAACAGATGATTTTAAGCATCCTACAATTACATCCCAGACACCAACAAAGAATGTTTTTATTCCTGTCCATGCCATCTTCCAGTCGCCTGTAAAGACACCCTTGAGAAACGTTGTAATTCCGGAAAAGATTTCTTTTATTCCATCGCCGATCTGCGTAAAATTTGAAAGCATTACTAAGCCCCATTCTACTATGGGCTCCAAAACAGTACGCTTAAAATTATCCCAGTCAGCTACAATGGCTAGAACCAGGCCTGCAATCAATGCGGCAATAGATGCTACCACAACACCTGCTGTCAGAAGCAGAGATGTGAATACGCCTGCAACGATAAGGATTCCATTTTTAAGATTTACACCATTATTTATCAAATCTGCTATACCTGCTACAATCAGAAGTATTCCGGCAACAACAGCCGCCGCAACTGCTCCAAATGCCATAAACGTTCCGACTACCAATCCAAAAGCAGAAACTAATAATAAGCACATATTTTGTGTATTTAATCCGTTTTCTCTTATGTCATGAAGTGCAGTTATTAACCCTGCAATAGAAATGACTATCAGAGCAATACCGGCTACCATCGGGCCAAATAAAGCATATAATCCACCGACTGCAAGAGAAGCACCAACGATATATCCTATTAAATTCTCCCAATCAACACCATTTGTCCACATGTCGAACAGGCTATATATAGTCAATGCAAATCCTGCAATAACAACAAGCCATGAAACAATTGTTCCAAGAATTGAACTCATTGCCAATAAATCTGTCAGAAAACTAGCAATTTTCCATGTCAATAAAGAAGCTGCAATCGCTAAGACAATTGGAAGCATTGATTCAAATATTTTTTTTACATTTTTTACCCACTCAAAATCCTTTTCGGTTAATGGTACTTCTTCATAACCGCTACCAGAAGCTCCTGATGCTCCACCACTACCGCTTCCAGAATCATTTTTCTGCAATACATTCAAGTCATCAAAAGCCGCCAATGCTCCAGCTGCTTTTTTGGCAGAACCGGCTGTTTTATCAAGAGATGCCGCATAGTCTACCTGCTGCTTCTTTGCTTTTGTCCAAGTGCTTTTTCCGCTAATAACCGCAATAAATCTGTTCATGGCATTAATGGCATTTGTAATCCATGTGCATAAGGTTACGATTGCTGGTGTCAATGCAGATATGATAGGTGCTGTCAATGCTCCGATAGAATTTTTCAATGTAGCCGTAGCACTTGCCATTTCAGACATTTTTCCATTAAATTCAGAAGAATACTTCGCCATGTTCTGTATACCTTCTGTAAATGCCTTGGATATGGTCTGAGATACTTGCATAACCGCACCGAATATTGCAAAACTAATTACGGTCTGCTTTATTCGTTTCGCCATGTCAGATATTAAGCCAGATGATTTTTTTGCTGATTTTCCTACTTTTTCAATATCTTTTGCACCAGCACCAATAGATTTCTCATTGGAAACTGTTTCTCTCATCTTCTGATTAAGAACTTCCTGTTTGTTCTGTACATCAAGAAGCTTTTCAGATAATTTGCTATATTCTTCTGTAGTTGTAGGATCTATAAAAGCAGTTCCGGAAGATTCCATTGATGCAAGCTCACCTTTTGCATATTTAATTGAGTTTGTTAATTCCTCAACATCGTATTGCATTCTTTTAAAGGTTGTGCTTTTACTGCTTCCACCTGTTTCTAAGAATTTATCCATTCTGGCAAGAAGTTTATCAAGAGACGCAGTATCTTTTTCTATTTGCATCTGCACAGCCTTATATTCCTCTGTTGGAATCTTTTGACTTGCCAGTTCTTTCAGTGCCTTGGAAAACTTATCAGCTTCTCTTGCAAGCTTCTGAAACTGTGATTCCATCTGCATGAGCTTACTTGATGCTTCTCCATTTTCAATCAACGTTTTTATTCTGATTTCGCCATCATATTCAGCCATGCTAAAGTCCTCATTTCTTAAACTGTTTCAATGCTTCCTGTTCTGTTTCTTTCTGCTTTCTTATTTCTTCCATCATACGATCGTAATCGTCTATCTTTTCTTTTTCTTCGCTGGTATACTCTTTTTCTGATTGTTCCAAAGCATATATATTTTGTGCGTTTCTGATTGCATCTTTTTCTTTGGAACTCATGTTCTTTTCAATCTTCTTCTGTCGGATCTCAATTACCTCCATGAGAGAAGATAATCTTCTTGGCATATTCCAGATCAATCCATTAAATTTCCACCAGTGCATATCTGCTACGGACAAATCAATTCCGTATATCTGCAAAAAATCTGCGTATATTCTCCATTGATCTACATCATAGTCAATAAAACGCTTTGTATTTTTGCTACTGCCGGTATTGTCGTGATACCATCCGTTTAAATACCAGGAAATACATTCATTTAACTCATGGTACTGTGGATGGTCTCTAAGTTCTCCGTATTCATCAGAGAACATAAGATAAAGAATAGAAGTTGTTTTCTCGTACTCATTCATTTCTTTGTCATATTGCAAAATATAAATCTGCATACCTATGCGGAAATCGGTATTTACTTTGTATCCGTTCCATTCAGTAGGCAAATTGTCCAGCATGACATTGTTCATTATTTTGCCCCACGTCTTCTTACATTGTATCTGTTCTGCACCTGTTCAAAACGTTTATTGAAAAGCTTATTCATAACAGGGATAACCTGCTCTACAAACTCCACAATTGCAAGTTCATCCGGGACAATATCTCCGTAAATCTGTTTCATGGCATCTTCGCCAAACAACCCATCTATACTTTCCGTAATCTGCTTAAGATATTTCACACGAATGCTGTTCAGTTCTAATGCTGCATCCACATTAATATCATCCACATTCATATCGTCTTTGTGGTTATTTCTCCATTCTGCTGCTTCTTTTTCACAGTTCTGAGATATATTATTTAATTTATCAATTACACCTGCAAACTTCTTAGCTGTGTCCGCATTCGCTGTATCTACTGTTATAACTGTAATAAGATCTCCGTCTTCGTCTTTTATTGCAATTTTTTTTATGCCACTGCTTAATTTAATTTCTTCCATTTTTAACATCCTTTCCTAATGTGGGACACCAAGGAAAGGTAGGCATCCCACATATGCTAATTTTTAATTAACACCTATGCAATTGGGTAATCTTCATCCAAAGCCAAAGCACTTACTTTAGGTGCCCATGTGAACGATCCATCACCAGCAATAGTGATTGTTCCAAGTTCTACATCTCCATTTCCATTAATCTGGACTGTAGACTTTAAAATATCACCACCTGCTCCACCAGTGCTTGATGCACATACAGTTACTGGGACACGGATACAATCTCCGGATCCGCTTGTAATATCAGCTTTAAAGAAGCGATAATAATATGTCTCGCACTGATCTCCTGTTGGAAGTTTTTTAAAAACATCATTAAACACTGTCTGCATTTCATCTGACAAATGTTCTCTTTCTGGAGACATTGAAAATGCATACCCTTTTACAGAGTTGCTTGCATTTTTCATGTTTACGTACTGTGTGCTTTCTGTGTTAGGTCCCCAGTCTTCAGAAAGCTCTGTGAAACCATCACCCATTTCAGCAAGCTTTTCACTTTTTCCACCCATAAGGCTTCCAATATCCAAAAGTGAGACCATGTTAGTTCTGTCTTTTGCCATGAGTATTCCTCCTATTTTTTATAAAAATATTTAAGCTGCATATTAATTGCTAATTCTGTTGTTTTCCCATCTGCTGTACCGCAAAATACATCTGATGTGCGGTTGATTTGTTCTACAACAAAATTTTTATCTTTTAATGTAAATTCTCCACTTTCAAGGAACTTTGCAATATTTTCAAGCAGATTGCTTGCTGCAATATTATCCTTGTTTGTTGTTGGATTGCTTTTGTATACGATCTGGAACGTCATTTGTCCGACATAAGAACCGCTGACATATTTTTTCAAATAAACAGGGTCTTGTGCCGGAAAAACTCCAATAGACTGAGTATCTTTTATGCTGTTCCATAAGATTGTTGAATTTGATGGTTTGAAACCGGGCGGAAAATTTGGATAACTATTTATCATATCAAGAATAGCTCTTTGCGCCGTTTCTGCATCTGATACAAGCATTATTTTTGTCTTTTCATCCAAATCATTTACCTCCAATCTCAAACCTTGGTATAAGGCTGTAAACACCGATAGTATTCACTTTGTAGCAATTCCCTTTTTCATTTACCATGTACTGGAAGAATTTACCTGGATAATCGTCTGAATTAATTAATCCAACCGGCAATTCCCTATCAATGAGAAGTTCATCTTTTTTTGCAATCACTACAAAGTCAAAATCATTACTTCTTAAAGTGAAATGCTTTAGCTTTTCTTCTTCGCTCATGTTCTCCCAGTCTGGTGGATTAGCATAATTCAATGTGCCGTCATTCGGGATTTTTACAAGAAAACTATCTGCATCTTTCATTCCAGATTTACTTATGTTCTCTGCCTGTGTAAGCTCGATTCTTACATTTTCAAATAGAGTACCGAAATAATATTCAGTTTCTAAAGTGTTGTTGTAATGCCTGTTATATAAAACCACGGCATCTTTATATCCGATTCCCATAAGCTAAACTCCCATGTACAAAAGGTTTTCATGCCTTGTATCAACCATTCCGGTTAGGTAATTTGATGCAATATCATAGCACTTTCTATTAAGTTCCATTTCTGATTTTGCAATCTCTACCAATGTCGAAGAAGATGCTCCGGCATCATAAGATACTGATTCACTTCCAGAAGTCATGCTCTTAATCATTTTCCCTTTTACAGTTCCGTCCGTATTTGTAATAACACCAAAGTTATTAACTGCCGCAGAGTACTCAGATACATTCTTTAGCAATTCTACTATTTCGCAGGTGCAATCTTTGATATTATCCCACCATACATCCTCTGATTCTGGCTGAGGATAAAACACAATCCTGTTTGATGTGATCGCATTGATTCTTCTTTCTGCTTTTCTTTCATATGGAGCAAAGTCTTTTTCGTTTTCGAACAAACTTCCACCATATTTCGTTTGGTAATATTCAAAATCTACATATGACATTGCTCCACACTCCTTATTGCTGTGATAAGATTTCGCTGATAATATCAGCTTTCTTTGTTGCGGTCAGTGAATACCCTTTACTCTCTGCCAGTGCCTTAATTTCTGCAACTGTAAGAGAGTTTAAGTATTCTTCCGTGAGTTCCCCACTAGCATTTACCGCCTGTGTAGTGGGATCTATTCCCCCGGTGTGATTGAAACGTTAGCTACTGCATCAATGTACTCTGCGAAAAGTACAAATCCTAACAGCGCATAAGTTACGCTGGTTGCGCAATCGTGATCGCCTTTTACCTTAAATCCGATAAGATTTGTTTCTCCGCTGACAGTGTAAGAAAGACCGGCTTTCTTAAAATCTGCGTCAGATGGATCTACATAGTAAGCAACAATGTTGTTTACAGCTGTTGCCAGAACTTTTCCGGCTGGGATTTCGTTGTCAGAGCAAAGGATCATAATGTCTGCTCCAAGAAATTTTTTGATATAGGTAAGTCCGAAGGCTGTCTGCAAAGTAATTTTTGAATTTCCAAGATAATCATATAAATCCATCATATTTACAAACACTGCAACTCCTGTAGCAGTTTTGTGCATTGACTTGAACTTATTCTTGACAGATCCAATAGCTTTAGCTACAGCCATCTGGAATGTTTTTGTAGTGTTTGTAAGTGTACCAGTTTTCAGATAGTTGTAGAATTTTGTTGTAATATCATCCTGCAGGTCTGTCTTGAACTCTTCGTCTGTCATTCCACAAGCTGCTTCATATCCATGATTCATGATAGCTTCGATAGAAACTTCTTTTGCATATTTTCCAAGAGTAATCTCTGCATAAGGTTTCTCTTTTACCGTGTAATGTGTTCTTGGAATCACATCACCTTCTGCTACAGTTCCGCTTTCTAACGTTCCTTCTGCATATTTGCTTTTAAGAACAGTTCCAGGCGTTTTTCTAATTGCTCTTGAAATTCCAAGAACCTCTCTTAAAGCTTCCCAGTTTCTTTCAAAAGATGTAACAAAATCAATTTCCCTTGCTGTTACATCAATGTCTTCTGTTTTAATCAGTCCTGCGTTTGCTGCAAAGAACTGCAAATTGGTGTTCATCGTTAATCTGTTTTTGTTCATATAAAACTCCTTTACTGTTGGAATAAAGAAATGTTTTCGGCAATTGCTTTCTGACGTTCTGATCTATCTTTGATAGATAAAATGCTCTCTCTTGTTGTAGGCTTATCACCACCAGAATTGTTTTCATTCGGTTTTGTGAAATACGCATGTGGAGTCGGCTGATTCTGTTTATTTACAAATGCATTTGCATCTGTCTTTTTAGCTTCCTCAATAAGATCACTGAACCCTATCAGTTTTCCGTTTCTCACGCTTACGCTTTCGGAAATGTCTTTCATAATGGCTTTCTTTGCAGATTCAGAAGTAAACTCGATTTCCGCAAATGCTTCTTTCAAAAGTTCATCCTTCTCATGCTCTGCGATTTTGGCTTCATAATCTTTTTTGGAATCCTCTGCCTGTCTCTTCCAGTCATCACGCTCTTTTAAAATGTCTTCCGGGCTTTTTCCATCCAACCCTTCAAGCATTTTCTCTGCTGATTCTGCACGGGTTTTCCACTGTTCAGATTCTGATGAAGCCTTATTAACCTTGTCTTCCATTTCTTTCTTGGAATACAGCTCTTCACCCATACTCTTTTTAAGAGACTCTTTCTGTTCGTCTGAAACTTCAATTCCGAGTTTCTTTAATTCGTTTGCTACGTTTACCATGTTTCTACCTCTTTCTTTCCAAGTTGTTACTCCGGTCAGTCCGGCACGATTGAGTTGCTATTTGCTCCATAGCTGGCAATTGGGAATGAAGGAATCGAACCCTCGACAACCCGGATATAAGCCGTGTCTTCTTCCACTGAATTAATTCCCAAAAATAAAAAAGCACGCCCAAAATAGGACGTGCCATGCATCATCCCATAACTATTCTAGGTTAGCGAACAGAATCCATTTTTCTGTCCGGTACTTTTAATATTCTTTTCAATATATATTTTAACCTATTTCAAACAACTTTTTGTACCATTTTAAAAAGGGCAGATTGCTCCACCCCTTTTTGCTATTTCCCACCAAAATACCTTCTAAGTACTTCTTTTTCTTCTTCCACAATGCAATCCTTTTTTAATCTGTTGCACTGGTCGTATATATACTTTCCGTACTCTTCTAATTTGGCTATCATTGCATTTTTATTTTCCAATGTAGGATTTTTAATGTATTCTTTTTTAAGTCCTATATAGTCCTCATACTGCTTTATAACATCCATTTTCAATTACCCCATTCAAAATATCATCTGCTATGCCAACGACTTCTTTTCCATAAAGAGACAGAAAATCCGCTACGATTTCTTCTACATCTATTGGAATGTGGCAGTCATATGAAAATGAAGCGCAGTGTACCAACTCATGAGATAGAACTCTCTCTAACAGACTTCCGCTTAATGCATTTGACAAGTAAACCGTTCGTTTGCTCCAATCTGTAACACCAAGTGTAATTGTTCCATCTGAACGCATCAAGCATTCACTATTAGGATTTACATATAAAATATTCCATTCAACATCATTGATTTTAAACACTGCGCTCACCTCTTAGATTTTCTGTAACATCATCTGTAATTCATTTCTCCACATCTGCTTTTCTTCCGGGGCTGCATCTGATGTCATTTCAGTAATATCCATCTGCATATCTCGCAAGTAATCTTTTCTTGCTTTTGCACGCTCTTTTTTATCTTCTTCTGAATTGCCATGATGGTTTTCTCTGGTTTCCATATAAGTACGTCTGGAAATACCGGCTTTTCCCTCTCTGGAATCCCTCGGATATGATCTATCTCCCATCATTCCGGTATCTGTATACATCCTTTTCAGGTCTTTCTTATCCATGTCTCTCATGTGCTCTGTATCTTCGTAATCATCCGGGTACATGTGATAATATGGTGGCTCATCATATCCTCTTCGTTTTCCTCTGCCCTTCGGTGCGAATCTTCCATTAGCATAACGATACTGATCATAATATCTTCGGTCATCCCCATACTCTAAAAGCTTTTCCATGATATCTGCTTCGTCCGCTTCGTTCATTGCCTTAGTAATTGTGGCATAATACTCTGCTTCTGACAGATCCTTTATCATGTCAATCACTTCTCCCATTTCTTCTGTATTGACATTCTCAATCCCTTTTTCAATCTCACATGAGGATTTTTCAGCAAGGCATTCAAGCATTTTATGAATTCTTTCAATATGCATATACTAAGCCTCCCTTACTACAATTAAATTACTATTCTGAACATCGATAGTCTGTCCAGATGTATTCTGAACCGCTATTGCGCTGCAGCATCCACAAGGAACATCTACATAAACCTGTGCAGATACATTGAATAAGTTTTCTAATGCCGCAGGTGTTACGATCATTCTTGTAGACTGTAAAGGCTCTCCGTCAATTGCGATTGCAAGAGAAATAGCTTCCACCGTTCCACCGGTTGGGATCTGGATATTTCCGCTATAAGATACAAGAAATCTTGCTTTGCACTGGTTTGTGATTCCTCTTAATTTAACTACTCCGCTTCCCTGTCTGTGAACGATACATTTTGTTCCGCAAACCGGTGTCTCAGTAAATGCGACATCTTCTCCTTGCAGTACAGTCTGTAAAGCATTGGCTGTAAATTCTGACATAATATTTTCCTCTCTTTCAAAAATATAAGGGCAAACATTGAAGTCTGCCCTTTGTGTTTAAGTAATACTGCTATGCAGACATAATCTTGTCGATTAAGATACTTTAATTATTCAGTTGTCTAACATCCGCATCCAGTATTGCAACCACATCCATACGGAATGTATGTGTTCGGGTTTGGCACCTGGTATGCTGGGATTGGCGATGGATTAACAGCGCTGATAATATGATTTGTCTGTGCTGTCATAGCGGTAGTCAGAAGTGCGTTCTGTCTATCCTGTGATGCTGCAAGTCTCAAATCATTATTTTCTGCCTGCAACGTTGCGATCTTATCCTGGCATAAGTAGTCAAGTATCGCTCTTGTTCCGGCATTCTGGCTGTCAATAATATCTCTCGTGTTGTTGTTCATGGTGTTCTGTAATGCGCAAGTGTTCTGCACCATGTTGAAGTTTACACCCTGGATAGCTTCACGAGTTTCGCAGCAACAATTTGCAAGCTGAGACTGAATAGCATTTGCATTCTGCATTCCTGCTACTGTGTCCGCATTAATTGCCTGCTGAATGGTGTTAAATCCTGTCAGCATTCCGTTGTTTACTGCATAAAAGCCATCACAAAGACCATTTGTAATGCCATCAAGCTTACTTATGACTGCTGAATTGTCAAATCCTCTCTGGATATCAGCCTGTGTAGCCGCAGTTGCGGTATAACCGCCACCACCATTACCACCGAATCCATAACCGCCCCATCCACCGAATAAGGCAAAGAGGATAATGAGAACCCACCAACCACCATCGCCCCATGCACCATCATTACGGTTTCCACCAGTAACGGCGGCAATGTCCGCTAAACTTGGAGATGAATTAAACATATGTGTTCCTCCTAATAAAATTTATTTATACATAATCTTGCAAGAATAGTATCAATGTTTAAACTGGCTCATGATTTCTTCTGGGTTAATACCTTTTTCTTTGCACAAATTTCTAGCAAGCTGTTCCAGCCCTTTACTGTCTCCACGGTTCATCATGTCGAATGTATTTTTCATGATCGGATTATTTGAAAATTGAGAGTTGCTCATCATTTGACTTAATATCATCTTAGGGTTTCCACCGCACTGGATCATCTGCATTAAATTCATTCAGAATCGCTCTCTTTCTTTGCTCTGGTAGTCCTCTGGGACTGAGTTATTTTAGCTTCTATTTGGTCTAATCGCTCCATTATCGGGGCAAACAATGTTGCCGTGTCTTCTTTCGGTAATTCGTTCTGTTTTCCGTCTAGCTGCGGTTTATATGTAACTGTCTGAATAAGACCATTAGCACCCCACGATTTTATATAAACTTCTGATCCATCTGCTTTTGGGAAAATGGCAAATGGTGCATTCATGGGAACGTCATTCGCTGTGACTTCCTCAACAGAATTAACCATTCTTCCGCAAAGTCCAGCTTGTTGCGGCATGATCTGTTGTGGGAATTGCTGTTGAATCTGCTGTGGCTGTTGATATTGAGGATAAGAATACTGGTTATATCTCTGATACTCGTACATAATAAACCTCTCTTTCTATTTTCATTTTATTATTAACAACACAATTGAACCACCCCAGTAAAACCCCATTAAAAGGACACAAAAAAGACACCCTTAACGGATGTCTTTAATGAGGAGAAAATTATGTGAAATGTTGTCCAGTTACCTTAAGAATTTTATGTTGCATTTTGACGTTAATACGTCCGGCTGTCTTAGTCGAAACATGCATAATTTCTGCACATTCTTCCAAAGACTTTTCTTTCTTCCGTAAATCAAAGAGCGTTTCTTCTGTCGGTGTGAAATCACACAATTCTTTTATATGCTCTTTTTCTTCTTTGGTAAAGCACGTAACAATGTTTTTCATTTGCTTTACCTCATTTGGGGGAGTTTCCGGCTATGACGGTGAGTTGTTATCTCGCTTGAGTTCCACTGCATTAATTAAAGAAAGGTGGATAACCAAGTATGTATGGTTAACACGTTATTATAATAACATATTATTCCACTTTCGTTGTACCATTTTTTTCGATTTTATTTTTATAAGCCGTTGCCCGACCATTTGCAATCGCAGACTGTTTTTTACTAAATCCAGAAACCTTCGTTCTATCGCCTTGCAATTGAAGATCGTTATTCTTACAGAATGATTGAAGCCTTTTATTCTGCATTCGCAGTTTATATGCCAGTTTATCATATTGAGGTTGCAAGATCTCTTTTACATCTGTTTCTGCAATCATATCAAGTTCCTGTTTCTTGGTCATAATTTCACGCTTTGTTTTGCGAATTTCTCTTTCAAGTAATCTCTGCTTCTGCTGCAAATCATAAAGTTTTTGACTTTCATCTGCATTTATATTCACATTTCCGTTTTCATCAAGGTACTTATTTACCATGTCTTTTCGCCACGGACCATGTGAATGTCTGCAATTATATCCGTGAAGTCCTAAGAGATTTACAACAGTTCCCGTCCCGGTTTTAGGGTCTATGGTATAACCTGTGCTTTCAAGAAGATTCGGAAATCCCGGTTCGCTCCCAATTATTTTATATGCCTTGCCTTGCCAGTGATCGTGAGATGGAATACCTGTTGGATTCTTTTTATCATATCTGGCACCTGGATGCGCTGATACTAGAACATACTCTATTTTATTTTGTGCAATATAAATGTTCGTCACTTGTGCCGCAGTCTGATTCATAGATGTGACAATGCAACACCTCACTGCCGCTTCAAGAGAACGCTTCGTTCCAGTAGGGTATTCTACCATAACACCAGATTCTGCATATCTATCCAGAATTTCACAGACTGCACTGCTGTAAGACTGCATTCCAGATGCAACTCTATAATCAACCTCATTCAGCATGTTGAGCAAGTCTTTCTGTGTCTGGTTAATGGTTGTTTTTGTCAAATTATCAAGTTCACCAGATGTCTTTATTAACTCTGCATTCATTGCCAGAATTGCCATATTATTTTTTAGCGGAGATATAATATCGGATGCTGATATCTGTGTTAAGACTTCCTTATCATCTGAGAATGATGTCATAACACTATCCCTTAACAATCTGCGAACCTCATTTCTCGATTTTCCAGATATTTCAGATATTCTTTTTACGATTTCCGCATTATGCAATCCCATCTGTTGGAGCTTCCACAGTTCTCGATCAGCTGTTCCGGACAGCTCCCCGGCTTTCACTAATCGCATTGCAATATCTGATATAATCCAGTCTTCAAGATCTTGATACATTTCAACCAGTTTATCAGTTTTTCCGTAAAAATAATCCGGTCTAAGCATTATCCTTTTCCAACCTCTCTTTTAACAAGATCTATCCACTGCTTACCGTGATTTTCTTTTGCAGTTTCAAACCATCGTTTACCTGTTCCCGGTGTGTGATATTTTAATTCTGTTCCTGTCGGATACTTCTTTTCTCCACTGTTCGCCCATGATCTACCGTCTGCGGTCAAATAAAGTTCGCCTACATACTGATAATGCGCATATGGTGTATCGACTGTAATTAATCCGGGTTCTTTTATCTGCGTCTTGTTTCTCAAATCGCCCTGCTGCATAGGTGTGTATTTTCTCATGTCATTTACAACCTGCTCATCAAGGACATTTTGAGCATTTCTTAAATTTTCATCCATTCGCTTTGTATCAAGCTTAATATTAAAGCTTCCAATGACTTTATTATATTTCATATTAACGCATCCATTTCTATCACTTCTCTAAATAAAACTTAATCGTCTCTATCACAGTCTTTTTCTGCAACTTTACCTGAACCATCTCCGGCGGTTCAGGTTCCGGGATAATATATCCACCTTTTAAAATACCATTTATAGAAAGTTTCGGTATCCCTTGAATTATTTTACTCCTCTCCAAATAGACCACCACTGTTCCTTTCCGCATCTTCCTGCGCTCTCTCTGCAAACATGGCATCTACTTCATCATCATTAAATCCCTCGTATTCCTTAAGGTATTTACGCTTAGAATAAATACCTTGAATCATTAAATTATATGCTCTTGATCTGTCCTGCTCAAAACTTGCAAGCAAATCTTTAAAATAGAATATATCTTCGTCTGGTACATCATCATCCAGTGCATCCACATAGCCGGCAGGTATTCCGTAAAGGTCACAGAATACGTTAATTGCATAAATGAGATTTTTCAACGCTGTTTTTATGCATTTTCGAATATCGTTAATCGTTTCTACCGTCTCATTGTCATCGCTCTCAACCTGTGTTGCTGTCAATCTTCCAGATTTTCTATCAAGGATAAACTGCCCTTGTGAGAATCCGCATTTTGTCGAGATCATAGAAAGAACGCTGTTAATGTCTGTGATTCTGTCAGAAGTAAGCATGGTCGGGACGTGTTCATCAATCGTGCTTTTTGAATCCAGTCCCAATTTCAAGCCTTTAACGAACCGAGGAAGCTCTACTGTTGAGGTGCGTGTACCGCCTTTTCCCTGTTTTGTCAGCGCGTTCTCATCAATAAAAGTAATGTGCTGAGAATCCTCAACCTCATTTCCTTTTTTACTCCAGGCTATATCGAGATCTCTAAGCTCCATAAGTGCATTTGAGAAAATGGAGACACCTTCCGGAGATGAATAATCGATTGTGTTATTGAATGGAGTTTTCAAGTAAGCAAACAGAGGCTTTTCTACATTCATAATGTGAACGACTTCTTCGATTGAAGACCACTCTGGAACGTCATGCAGCTCTATCTTTTTTCCAAGTGAGTTACTGCTGTTTGACTTGAACGCTCTGTTCTGGATCTCGTACACGTTCACATCTTCGCCCTCTTTATTTTTTGAGGTCGTGAAATGATGGTATTCAAGCCGGTAATAATACACTTTATCTTTTATAATTCGATTAATAAAGATGCATCCTCTAATATCTCCGTTGCTCGTCTTTTCTGTAATCGCAAAGTCCCACGGCATAATATAATCTATCATGTTGTCTGGGTTCATTGAGCCGTTCGGCTTTAAAATAATTCCGCCAACTCCTAGCATATCTTCTACTTTGTCCCGGATAGAAGTGTCAACCATTGCCCTGATGCACTTATTAATAAAATCCGCTCTTTCCGAACCAGTTATGCTCACTGATAAATCCATGCAAGCTTTCTTTGCTGTGTACTGGCAGAGGAATTTTGCGAAATTTATCGTCCTGATGTCTTTATTTTTCGGATCCACCCAAAAAGGGCTACCATTAATGATGTCGTTCCATCTCTGCTGTGAGTTCTCAATCTCTGGAGAAGTAATAAACTCGACATTAAATTCTTTCTCTGCATCTGTTCTAAAAAACTTCATGATCGTCTCCCTTATTTTTTTAAAAAAATTCATTTTTTAATCCTCATAATCATCGCTGTCTTCTTCTTCCTCATCATCATAAAGACCGTCATTTCTTCGGCTGGTCATGATAATCCTGTTTAATGCATAAATGTTTGCCATTATCGTATCCTCTTCTAAGGTCGGGTAAGCATCCGAGAATGAACCATCTGGAAGTTGCTCATATTCTGCCTTTATAAACTCTTTTTCTGTATTCGGGCAACGCTCAGGATCAATCACGATCTTATTACATCGCTGAAGCCACTCCCAGCAGTAATCCCTTCCTTTTCCGCTTCCCCATCTTTTCTTTGCCCCGATCGCATTGAATCCCCAGTCCTGCATCTCTGCTATTCCGTCCGGTCTGGCAGAATCGCATATGATCTCGACATTCATAAATTTCTTTATCTTCCTGGCAAAGGTAGAGTTTTTACATTTTTTAGAATACACTTCGCCAAAAATATAAAGAGTGTCCGTCTCGTAATCGTAATAGTTCTGGCTGAACACCTGTGGGTGTGTGTATCCGAAGTCCAAACCGTGGTTTACTGTGTCAAATGTCATTAACTCCTCATCCGATATTTTTCGGATTTCTAAATTGTCGAAGATGCCGCCGCCTGTTCCAGTGACTTCGCCAAGGTAGTTGTTTTTATAATATAAAGGCTTATGAATCCTGAACCACTCCGCACGCTCGAAGAATCGCTTTCCTAACCATTTCACTGGGACATTATAATAATAACTGTGGCAGATCCGTGTCTGTGGCTTATTTTTACATTCTTCGGTGTACTCATTCATAAAGTTATTTTTTGACTTTGGAGGATTGAAGATTTTTATGTCAAGTGCTGGTGTATCTGCTCGCAGAAATGTATCTTCAATGTTATCCATCTGCTCCACACCTGCCATCTCGTCGCATTCTTCATGGATTAAAAGCTTTACATAGCCAAAAGGTACGTTGAACGATTTCAAACTGATCGGCTTATCTGCTCCGGCAAACATGACCATTTGCCCGGTTGGTTTATAAACCGCACACATTGGGGATTGTTTAAAATCCCAGTTATCCAGATCCTGATATCTTATGACCGTTTTCATAAACTGATTATATACCGAGCTTCTCAGGTCGACTTTAAATCTTCTAGTGTATACGACATGCGCCTGTGGATCCTGTCTGATCGTCTCATATGCAAGATTCCCCCAGAAATTGGACTTAATAGAACCACGCCCACCCTTCGATATAATCTCGTGTATGTCTATCTCCCCGGTAAAGGCTTCGTGTATTGTTCTGTAAATCTCAACGAAATCTGACGTAATATCAGTGATCGGCACCGTCCATAGTGCCGCCTTCTCTCTCTTCTCTTTCTCTTCGGCTTCAAGTTTATGCTTTTCAGCAATCGTCAAAGCTTTCTCCAGTCCGTCCATTGCCTTAAGCTGATCGGAAAAGTCCGGGGCAAATCCTAAGCCGTCCACAACCTCGCCCTTTGCTATTTTACTTCTACGCTCTTGGATCTCTGCTAGTGACATGATATCACGGTGCTGTTCTTTCTCGATTTGTTCCATTTTCTCCGCTATATATTTTGAGATGACAGTTTTTGACAGTAGTTTTTGTGCGCTTCGATTTGCTCCATTCTCACTATAGCCTGCGCTTATATATGCCTGTGTGGCATTCCCACCATTTTTTATATACTCGTCTGCAAATGTCTTCCATTTCGGTGTGAGTTCCCCCTTCATCCGCTCACCGCCTTATAAATATCAATCAAACAGAAAATAACATCTGTGATAGATGCTGTTTTGAGAATCTCAAAATCTTCCATTTTCCATTCTTGTCTATTTTTCTTAAAGGTGTACACTGGTGTGAGGATTCTGTACATTGTGATCATGCGCTTCTGATCTTCACTATAGAATTGATTCTGATTTATTTTTATAATCAATCCACGCTGGACAATCGCAGTCTGAAGCTTTTTAACTTTTCCTTTTAAATTTGCCAAGGCGCACACCTCCCATCATTTTACTTATAATTTTATTATAAGATATTTTTTAACTGTTTTTGTTCCATTTTTAGGCATAAAAAAAGCGGCTATATTTCAAGCCGCTTGTATGCTTTTTTAAAGCACATACATAATATAAAAAGTTTTTCCGCCATCTTCAACGATTCCCCAGTCTGCAACCGGGATCTTTTTTTCAATCATATTTCTGTATGCTTCCCGGTCTTCCTCTTCAACGCCCCATTCGTCAAGATAGTTTTCTAAATTCTCTTCCAAGTCTTCAATAATCATGGCTCCGTCTTTCAAATGCTTTTCCGCTTCTGATCTGGTGTCGCCGTCTTTCATTAACAGCTCAACTTCTTTTTCTCTTGTCATTCCGTTATCTCCTTTTTTAATTAATGCTCTAGGTTTTTACTGGTCAATTTCCGGTAAAAATTCTCCGGTGTGTAATTCTTCCGCAACGATCCTGTACGCTTTTCTGATTGTGCTAGCTCTGTTCAAAAGATACTCCCAGCCCTGCACGTCTTTCTCTGTCCAGTCTCCCATGTACTCGGCTTTCACTTCTTCATCAAGATTAATAAAATCCATGATGTCTGTGTCATGTCTGTTTTCAATTTCCTTCATGAGTTCATCTAACTTTTTGTAACATTTTCTTAATTCTTCCATAGTTTTATCCCCCTCTAAGCTCTTTCTCTTAAGTCTTTAACCGTAAAGTTTTTATAAAACTCCTTATATTTTTCAAATGTGTTCTCTTTGCTCCAGTTCTTTTCTGATCCGTTTACATTTTCAAAATAGTTTTTATCTCTCTCGTATAAAAGATGTAAAAGCTCCTCACGTTTCATTTTGTTTATTTCTGTTTTTGAATAACTGTAAATGTTTCTTGATTCTTCCATCTTTCTTTTCCTCCGTGTGTTTTCCTTGTTTCTGATATTATAATACACCTAAAACGGTGTACTGTCAATACCTTTTTACATTATTTTTATAGTATTTTATTTTTTCTCATTTTCTACATATTTAATAATGTTCCCCGGCTGCATGTCCAGTATATCGCAGATCTTTTCGAGCGTTTTAATCCCTACCATTTCGCCTTTTCTCAATGATTGGATTGCGCTTTCTCCTACGATCTGCTCTTTTCTAAGCCGTGTCGTGTTATATCCGCTTTCTTTCAGCGTTTCCAATACGTCAATTTTATAAGTAAGCATCTGCACACCTCTCTTTCGTATTTATTATATACCTGAGACATTTTTATTTCAATTAATTTTACACCAAAAAAATACACAATTATTGCTGATATTTTTACACTTATTTTGGTGCATTTGTATATTGATATTACACTGTTTTTAGTGTATTATAATATTAACAAAGGAACAGGAAAACAGAAAGCGAGGAAAACGAAATGAAAAATTTAAGCGAATGTAAAGAATATTATAAAGATTTATACATGGATTGTTTGGAAAATGATTCATTTGAAAAAAGCATTTTTGAAAGCACTGAAAAAGCTCGATATGAAACATTCTGCGAAACATTAAAATTTATCTATGGTGCAGATTTTGAAAACATTATGCCGAACTGGTCAAACGATGCATCGAAAAAATTTTATTCAAGAAAATAGTCGAAACGCCCGCGAGGGCGTCCGGATTGGGTGCCGCTGATCCGCTGATGATGACAGGCAGAAAGGAAAAAATATGAAAACATATGAAGAGGATTTAAAAGAGCTTAACATTTCAGGTGAAGAATTTAACAGCATCATTTCACATATTTACGATAAAACAGCCGAAGAGATGGTTGTTCTTGCGAAAGCAATTAAAAACGGTGCTCGTGTTCTCCCGGCTGTAAAAAGAGCATTTGAAAGAGTTCTTGCAATGCGATCTGAAGATCGCCGGGAAGCGTTCGAAATTTATTACAGCGATTTAAACACGATGTGTTTTAACTGTAAAAAGTGCGGCACTGATTGCACCGGTACAACCTGTAAATCCTGGACTGGTTGCGTATACAGAACGCTTTAAGTCGAAACCGCCGGACGGCGGTCTGGTGTAGGGTTGCAACCTTGCCACTGATGAGACAAGCACACATAATGAAAGGATGGTTGATTTTATGACGAAAGCAGAACTTATGAAAGAATTTAAAGAACTAGAAGAAGAAAAGCGAGTGCATATCGACGGCATTCACTGGAATAGTAAAAAAAGTGAGATTGAAAACGCTATAGAATGCTTAAAATGTCCGGATGAATTGTTAGAAAAATATCTCATTGTTTTATCATTGAAATATGAAAACACCGGGCGGACGATCGCTAATAATGGAGATTTTAAGCATCACAGCTACAACAGGCTTTATGTATTTAATACAGCACGTCAGATCTTAAGAAATTAGACAACCGCCGCAGAGGATTACCGCCGGATCACTTCCGGCGGTTTTTTTGTGTGCGGATTTTTTTATATCCTGCATCTGCTTTGCATATTTTTCCAATACAGCCATTTTTATGCGTGCGTGCTATATTTTATCCTATGCGTGAGAAAAACTTGTCTATGCGTGCCATGCGTGCGTTATGCGTGCATTTTAAATAATATGCGTGTGTCCATGCGTGCAGTTCTATGCGTGAATCAAAGCATTATGCGTAACTGTCCGTTGCTTTCTTCTTCGTACAAGCTCCGGCTGTTGAGCATCCTTAATGCCATTTTCTTTTTTCTGTAAAAATGCGTGCGAGAAATCGGCATAATCCCATAGTGTGCTTCCATTTTGTCATATGAGATATTATTTAAAATTGATTCTGCTATTTTATCGCCCAGGTAATTGTCTATGCGTGTGCATATCTCTATCGTTTCCTCTCTGCTCATTTTAAAAACCTCCCCATGCGTGGCGCCTAAGTTTCTTACAACATTATACCATATATCAGTTCATAAAAACACAACATATTATCGTATTCATGCAACATTATTGTATTTTTTTACCGGCATATTTCAGCCGGCAAAAATCTCAATATTTAGTTTTATCTGTTAAAGTTCAGTTTAAAGAAACAATATGACCATCCAAAACACAGTAACAAGATGGATCTATCTCTTCCTGTTCTATCCACGCTTTGACGGTTTCATCGATCATTCTCGCAAGTTCCTGTTCCTGTTCTTCAGAAACTCCAAAATCTTCTGCTGCTTCCCCCACATCTTCAGACAGATTTTCTTTGATGGAATCAATAATTTCTCACTCGCAACTATCCCATCTAAATATCGGCTTTGTACATGTTCCGATGTAAATTTCACTCTCACCCGGATAGCTTTCTTTTGCATCTTCTAGTGCATCCTGTTCTGTGTCAAATTCCACATAATAAAGTTCTCCGTCATTGCTATGACAATATTTACTCATGTTTATACCTCTCTTTGCATTTGATACTATCTCTTTTACCTTTTTCTCGTAAAATTCTTCCGAAATATACTGATCTCTATAAGGGAATTTGCTGTCTGTTAGAACAGCATAGGCTTCCGACCAAGACAGACATCCTCTGGCTGCTAATCTGTCTAATGTCTGACCACTGTGATTTTTTAATGCCTGCTCTTCATGCGGTTTAATGATATCGTAGGGAATATATTCTTTGCCCTTTTTCGTCATAATTGGAAATTCTTTCATGTACTACCTCTCGTTCAGTTTATTAATCCAAGTAGTCTCTTATATCGTCAACGGAACTTGCAAGGAAGCTGTCAAATACCTCATCAATTTTTTCAAGCAATGACTCGTTATCGAATCCATCATTTTCCATTTGGTCTGTAAAATTTTTTTGTTTGCATCTAAAAAGACCAGTTACTTCTCTCTCCCACTCTTTTTTATATAAATTCCCATCTACCTCTAATGTTTCATTTACACCATTTTCTGTTGTTTCAATACTGTATTTCATTGTTCTACCTCACTAAATTTCTAAGTTAATCCGCATAAGACAAATCATCTTTGATAAATTCTACAAACTGCTCTTCAAATTCTCCCATCGAAGATATGTCAAATTCATCATCTCCAAGTTCTAAAAAGGCTAATAATTCTGCCTTTAATGTTTCACTGTCCAAATTTGTTAAAAAATCCATAATCGTACCTCCATTAAAATCTAATTTACAACATTACCAGTTCACCCTTGTTGATAAGCGTACTGGCAATGCTTCTTGTTACGTGCGTCATAATTTCAGCTTGTGAATGATTTTCTGCAGCATACTTTCTAACAGAATCCAAATCATAAGAAAACCTTGCATCGTCAAGGTACTGTCTGATAAACCGCTCATTGTCTTCCGCTGAAAGCCTATGTAACTCATGCTTTTCTGTGAATCTACGCTTCACTGCGTTATCAACATCATCCATAAGGTTTGTTGCGGCAATAATTACGTGGTCGTTAGTAACTGCATCCAGCAGCTGTAATAAACATGTAGTGCTTCTGGAAACCTCTGCGCTTGCACCGCCACCACCGTATTCCCTCTTTACTGCCAAGCTATCTATCTCGTCCAACATTACAACGCATTGTTGCTGATTGATGAAATCAAACAAATTAGTGAGATTTTTTGCAGTTCCGCCAAGATAACTGTCAAGCATACGTGAAAAATTTACATACAGATATGGCATTCCAAGTTTATATGCTACATATCTGGAAAAAGCCGTCTTTCCGACTCCACTCTCGCCATAGAGCAATGTTGCATTCAAATACGGGATCTGTTTCTCCATAAGCTGTAAACTCACATCGTTCATGTTCTTGATTAGCTCAAATAACTTTCTTTCATCCTGCGTTAAATAATATCTGTTTTCCAAATATGTATTTGTCAGATCTTCCATCGTGGCAAACCCTGAAATATTTGCAGGAAGTTCCATAAGATTCATTCCACCAGATCGTAACAGCCTCTGATATTTAGTGACTGCATAATGGTTTTTCTGAGTTGTATCCTCAGCGCAACAGCAAAGAGCTGCATCTTTGGCTTTTTGTATATTGTTTTCAGCCACATATCGCACTAAGGCAAGTTGATTGCTTGTCATTCCCATTTCACATTTCCTCCGGTAAATTCTAATTTAACTATTTCACTTCCTGCTCAATATTTAAGTTTCTAAACATTGCGCACATCACATCCACAACAATACTGTTTCCAAACTGCTTGTAAAGTTGCGTGTTGCTATTGACTGCTGCCATCTTGGAAATATCTTCATCAGATACTCCCATCAACCGTCCGCATTCTCTTGGTGTCAGCTTTCGGATACGGTATTTCGTGGCAATATGGTTATTCGCATACCCATGTGTGCCAGCTACAAGATTAGTAGATATACCATTGTCATAGATAACCGTACCGCATTGCGAACCATCGCTGGAAATCTGACCTACCTTTTCAATCCGTACAATCTCTTGATTTTGTGCGGTTAATGTAGGACACGTATTGCCATTATCTTGCACACGCCCTCTTCTTGTCTGGCTTTCTGGATAGCTTGCGTCAAAGCATCCACCAACTTCACATTCAATAGAACCACTTTTTGTAGCCTGCTTAATCAGAACCATATTGTCCTTCTGCACACTTGTTAAACAGTTACTTGTGCCTTGCATATTTATTTCTAACCTCTGTTCCGTTGGACTTCCAGTAGTTCTATCCGATGAATTTTCCGGGTTTCTGCCACGCATGGCAACTATCTGGCTTTCAAGTATTTTCGGCTCTTGATTACCACATTGCATTGTACTCAACGTTGGACTACACCCCCCTACATCATAAATTCTGTTGGTACTCTCAAATTTTGCTTCAAGAGAGCCTAAAACATTTACATCTGCCATAACTACTCCTAAATCATGTTGTTCAGCTTTCACACATCTTGCAATCGGATACACACCTCGTTGAAAAGCTGCTGTTACTCCTGTGTATATACTGCCTATTACTTCCATTCAATCACTCCAGTATCATTCTTGGCTCTTTATATTCCCTTGCGGTTATAGACGGTGCTGTATCTATGTATGTTCTTATTGCACCGTCCTCTAACCCACTCATGCTTGTATCAATACAGATTTTCTGCAACCATGTTTCCGACTTGCTGTTGGTTTGAGATTCCGCAGTCATATCTTGCCGTGATGCAGTTTGCAATGTCTCTTCGCTGTGGATTGCAGATTGTTCCGTCAATGCAAGTCTGCTCTGCTCTGCTCTGCTCTGCTCTGCTCTGCTCTGCTCTGCTCTGCTCTGC